CCGTCAGAAACCACTTTGTTTGGATTGATGACAAATAGGCTACCAACTCTTGTCTCTTGATCTGCTAACAAATTGCCGTTTTCGTCAACAAGGTCAATGTCTTCGCAGGCAATCCCGTTATCTGTCCAGTCAAAATCGACTGGGACAAGGTCGTTACAACGTACTTGCCAAATGCCGTTGACAAACTGCAAATCATCTACGCGATAGATTTTTAGACTTTGCGCTTTATTAGCAAGCGGTGCTGGTTGTGGCGCTGCGGCTTGCTCATTTTCACGGAAAACTGTTTCGCGAGGTCGTCCGTTGATTTCCCAAATTTGATTATAATCAGTTTCCGCTATCCCGTCATAGCCATAATTGCAATGGATCATAGTTGTTGGACTTGTCATAATCATAACGTGGCCAAATGCACCAAGCGAACTAGAGCCATCACGAGGCCCCCAAATAACGACATCTCCACGCTCAAAATCAATAGAACCGTCTACTCCGTCATAAATTTGGTGATAACCAATTGTTGGCAAATTGCTCTTAAGAGTTTCGGTGTTGTTGCTTAGACTTAGCCCCAAGGCCTGACTGACAGACGAGCTACAATCATACTCAATGCGTCCGTCTCCGTCTGCATCATTCCCGTAGCGGTCTCCCATGTCGTAGTGCACAGGAATTGCTTGCAACCTGCGCATCTCTGCAATACTTGATTCAATTCTACTCATGCTTATTCTCCTTTGTCTGTTTCTGTTTGCTTTTCTGTTTCTTCTTTATCTTTGTCATCCTTTACAGTATCGTATCCTAATGCTTGCTCAGAATCACCAAATCCTGATGTTGTAGGATCGGGAATGATATTGATGAAGTTAAAGATTGACATTACCAAAATGAATGGATTAGAAAATGCTTTCGCCATCAAATCAAACAACACATTCCAACTTGTAATATCATTAACTTTAAGTCCATAATATGTAAGAATAGGAATAAATACTGCTACGAATACCCTAGTAACAAATGCTTTGTTCTTTTTAGTAAAACGTATTTTCCAATTAATTTTATTCATTATTTTTCTCCTTTTTTTAATTATTATTGTTTATAATTTTTTTAAGCTCTTTAATATCTTCGCTTAAACCTTTGACTTGTTCAGCTAAAACAAGAATCGCTTTGTTTTGCTCGTCATGACTATCGAGCCGGCGAGTTGCTGACTTTTTAAACTCTCGAAAGTTTTCGATGTCTTTTTCAAGCACAGTAATTCTGCGTTCGTGTTTTGCTGTACGGTCTTTTAGTGACCAGTATAGACCTATCAAAGGGATAATGAAGATGATAACTTGATATACAAAATCATTTCTTACGACAAACATACAAGTAATCACCTACCCTAATCTTGGCATAACCATCTCTACAATATGCTGTTGCAGTAATTGCTGCAACTCATCAATTGAGCCGGTTTTGCAAGTATAATCTTTGTTTTCAATGCTATTAAATTTGAAAATAGTAGGTGTACCTTTTTTCCAAGCAGAATTCTGGTCATACAAATAAGGCATAGCTACGATATCGCCGTTAGAGTACATTTTGTCTTTAGTCAGAGGGCGGATTGTTTTCGCTAGCTTAAGATACAGATTTTTATTTAAACCGTCACGAATATCAACTGCAAGCAATGATAATAGCTCGCCCATTTTAAAAATCTCATCAAGAGCCTTTTTGTTATCCTCTGATATTTTTTTGTTTTTCCCTAGTTCGTCATTGATCTCATTTATCTTTTCGTTTTGACCTTTGTCTGGGAAATTATCAGATAGAATCATTCCCATCGCTAATTTATATAGTTCCCCTGCATCTTTAGAGATGTAAGTGGGGTCAAAAAACACAGGATAAATCGCACCCTCAGAATTTCCGAGAACCACTCGTGTTTTGTAAGGTTCTCCGCCGACATAATCAACGGACTTACTCAAAAATTCTAGTTTCATGTTTTCCTCCTCTTGTACTTTTGTAATTATTATCTTCTATTTAATAAGGGATTTTTTACGCTATTCTGCGCCACCGATATACTGTAACATAAGGCTCTAAACTTGATTCAAATCCCGTAGAACCTAAAATAGCGGTGTTATGGTTTTGTTTTTTACCACTAGGTTTTGTAGCATTATTTCCAGAAATACCATATGTATAGTCGTTGATCGGGTCATTTGAGTTTGAAGCTTTATATCCGAGGGCTGCTGTATTCCCATCGATTGAACCAATAGCAGCTTCTAAGCTACCCGCCGTATGTTTGTGCTGTTTACTACCACCCTGTTTATTAGCTGCGTTAAAGTCTGCATCTGTCTCATCAACGCCGACTAAAACTTTCCCATTTCCGTACCGCTCCCAAACACCGCCCATAAACGTAGATGGGTTTCGCGGGTTAGTTGACTGATATATAGAACCGGGTGGGTAAAACGCGTCAATCCCTTGTACAACCCAAGGTGTCCAATTCTTACCGGTGTAGTCACGGTGTCTATACCATGTAAGACACCCTGAAAACTCTGTAAAACGCTGGGTTAATTCCAAATATTGCAAGTTGCTTATGCGAAACACTTCGAGTAATCCCCAACTTCCCGAAGGCGTATCTTTCGAGACCCAAACTGGCCCCCCCTCTAAAATTTCGTTAACACTTATTTCTGGCAACGCCGCTGTACAATATTGTAGAGCGCCATTTATGTATGTGTCTCCTTCAACATCCAGTGCACCTCTCTCACGGATTTTACTAACCCCCACACCGGTTTTATCGTAGGAAAATACCACTTGCTCTGTAGCAACATTAACCGCAAATTCGGTGCGCGTGAACTTGTCCTCTAATATGCCTAGTACCGTCCAAGAGCTATTTGCCGCATACTCGCCTTGCAAGTTAGCATTTGAGTTAGTTAGACTGGATACAGTCGTCCATATGCCGCTAGCCGAGCCCGTGTCAACCTTATAATCGTTCGATCCAAATTTGGCAGTTTTAAAAGTTAGCTTCATTTGGTTTTTTTGTACACCGTCAACTGCCAGCGGGGCAACCTTAGCATTGCGCGTAATTGTCAAGGTACTAGACTGAGTGCCAGAACGTACAACGCCAAAGTTTAAAACGGGTGCGAAATATTCTAGGATGTTGACTGTCTTTTCAATCGTATTGCTGGTACGTCCTCGACTGTCTGTTACTCTGGCTCTGATTGTTACATTGCCTGTGTAATTCATAACCCCAAGAGTTCCACCCTGCGTTGCCGTGGACTGGTTCTTGTCAACGATTTCTGCGTAATAGCCTGTAATCGTTGAGCCGTAAGCGCCTGTTGCTTGTCCAAAATTGACCTTAATATTAGACAAAATTTGTATAAAGGCTTGTTCGCCCGGTACAACGCTAGCCGCTGCTGTGTTAGTGTCAGTTAGAGTAAAGCCTGTCAAATTAGGCCTGATATCATCAGGCACAGACAGTCGAATTATTCGAGCATCTCGCCCTATTTCTTTGCCGCCGCTATACGTTATATAAGTTAAAGTACCATGTCCAATACTTGCATCTGGTATCTCATTACACATAGACATTTCGGGCGTCCATGTGTAAGAAGTATCAATGTCATCACCCGCTATTTTTTTGTCATAGCTCCCAAATCTTACCCAAATAGCGTGTTTAAACGAGTTACTATGGCGGGAAATATTGAGTGCTATAGGTTGGCCTATAACACCGTTCGCAGATGAGCCAGTACTTGCCCTTGCGATATTGGCTAAAGGCACATAAATACCTGCCGCCCCCCAACCATAATTACCTTGATTTATATCAAGTCTAGCAGTTATATAAACAGATTTTGTGCCATCCGGGTTGTGAGGCACTTGAAAATCTTCTGCATAAATTCCTTTTGTTTGGCCTTGTGATATGCTAGCATCAATTGATACCTGCTTAGATGCACCTCCTACATTTATGGTTAAAGTTTTTCCTCCGGCGCCCCACAAAGCAGCATATCCGTTAGCAATCAATCGAACTTGCACATTAACTATTGAGTAGTTACCTTCAACAATTTGCTTGTTCCATCCTGACACAATTTCTATTTGTAAATTGTGTCCGTAAGCTCCACTAAATGTTGCTCTTGCCATTAAGCACCTCCTACATATCTAATCACATTCATATCGGGGTTTAAGTGATACTGTTCTTCTCTAAAACGCCCGATTTGAAGCGTCTTAGTAAATACCCCGTTATCAACTTGTAATGCTCCGCCTGAAAAGTACGCTACTTCTTTACCCGCAGAATAAAACGATATACGATTATCACCCATGCGGACAAACGAGCTACCGTCTTTCTTCCCGATTGATAGTCCCTCGTTCGTCGCTTGCATGTACGTATCTATAAAGTTCCAACGCTGCGCCATATCGCCGAGATTATTCTCAATCTTAGCTACTCGTTGAGTTGCTGCAATCAAATCTTTCTCGGATTTCGCCTTATCTGCTGCATTTGAGTTGACAAAGTCCTGATAAGCCTTAAACCACTGATTAATAGTATCTAAACTTGCTTTTGCTTCGAGTTCTGCTTGCATAATGCTATTCTTTTCGTTAAGCGCATTTAACTGCTCTTGGGTTAAAGTGTTGTCAGCTTTAGAATTAATGTTCTGTTCGATTTCTTTGAGTTTCTCTTCGTCTATCGCTCCTTTTTCTCCGCGCTCTCCTTTGTCACCCTTAACGCCGTTTTGCCCGTCATTAACATTGACAAACGTCAATTCGTCTCTTGTAACTTCATTGTTACCGATATAAGCAGCGACCGATAAAGTAGCTGTGTTTGTTATACTTGACCCTTTAATTAGATAAGTCATGCCAGTTGTGACATTGCCATTAAGCGACCATCGCCAAGTGACATCATTGCTGATGATTTTTCCCCCTTTATAAAGTGTAGGGGTGACGATTGTCTGGCCGGTGTTATTCTTAAACATCACACCATTATCCGTTGATAACTTGATTGTGTAAGATTTAGATGCCTCAAGTAATCTTTCAAAAGCAGCTTTAATCCCAGCAGACAAATTGCGTTCTAGTTCTTTGAAGTTCGAAAAAGTAGTTTTGTTCGTTTCTGGTTTAGTAAAGCTAATTTTCTGTACTGATACCCTAGCTTGTACTAGTAATGCTTGTACAAAACCATCATCATAAATTTTACATGTATCACCAATTTCAACGTCAAGAAAACCATCAACTTCATAAGATAACGCCGGATAGGCATTTTTCTTTAAATTTTTGATACCAGCAGCTCTAATAACTGTTGGATTATCGCTATCAACTTCTAAATCTTTTCTGATCCATTGGTCGCGCTGTGTCCCAGATGTAAAGGTTGATGGATACATTTGAGCAGCAATAGGAGCACAAAGAGCGTTGCCGTTTTGGTAAAACTCGCAAACTCCATCTTTGTTATTTTCAAAATAAGGAGGTTTCAAGTCACCAATTGTTACAATCTGTTCAACTTCTTCACCTTTTCCGTTTTTTACTGTACGTTTTCCGGTCGGCACAACCATAGTATAGATACCTGTTTTATCAATTTTTCTAGTAATTGATTTTAGATTTTTTCTATATATGAGTTGTACGTCATTTCTAACACGACCTACCCCTTGATGCTCGTCATCATGTTCGTGATAGACATTGACTTTAAAGGATTTAATAGTACTATCTGCATTTAACTGTGTTTCAAAATCAATTTCAGCATCAAATTTCTTAGCAAGGCTCAATAGGCGGGCAAGTTTAGTATCTTGTCCCTCCCATTCAAGCGTTCGCTTTTGGTCTGCAATTTCATTGATACCAACAGAAAGATGTGTAAAATTTAACAGATCCATTGCGTCACAATACTCAACAAATGACATTGCTTTATCTGATTTGTATGGATTAGTGTATTCGTTTATGAGTTCTAAATTAAGGTTTTCGCAGTAACATTTAATGGTGTACTCATCTTCTTCAACAGTCATTACGCTAAATACATAGCTTTTACCGTGATACTTGAAAGAGACAAAGGCTTTTTCGTTTAAAAGGTTGTAAGTCTTTTGTGTTGCAGTATCTGATTGTATAGCTTTCTTAAAAACCGTAAATTCAAAAGTGGATGAACCTGTTTCAAGGCTTCTTGTCCATGTGTCGTTATAATAATTCAGCGTTGCTTGTTTATTGTTATCAATAAATGCAACTTTTTGTAAATTCGCATCATGAATCGTTAATAACATTACTAATACCTTTCTTCAAAGTTGATTGTTACAGTTGGCTTTTTCTTGATCCAACTTGAAAAATACATTTCAAGTTGCGATTTACCGGGTGGGATTGTAACAAATGTCGGCGCGTCTACAATATCCCCTGCCTTTGAATTTCCATCAACCGTAACAGTGTCATTTTCACTGTTTAAAACAACAACAGACCCCATCCGATAGCGATTAGGCACATCCTCAATACCTGTAACAAAATCCTTGCGATAAACAATGCTATCAAGGTACAGATGACTAAACATAGGATTGTTCCCTATTGCACCAATAATGATTTGGATTTGAGCAGTTTTGATCCCTTTGATTTCTGGTACGTGGAATTTAGGATAAGTTCCCCACCAAAAAACCTGCACAACATCATCGCGTCGTTGAATATCAGACCATCCTCTTTCTGCATTGAAAGGGTTTTGATGATCGTGGTGAGTACCGTAAAATTGCCACTTTTGAACTAAACGTGGGCCATTATTACCACGAACCAGAAAATTATAATCACATTCTAAACCGAACCATCTTTTATACACTTCAACGCCGTAAATAAACTGACCAGAACTGTCTTTAAAGTTAATTTTCATAAATCCCATCTCATTTGCAGCGCCTAGCCAGCAAATTTGCCGCCACCAAAGATACTCATTAAGTGACCCTTTTTGACCTGCACTATCTGCCGGGATTTCCCAAGAAATAGTACCCGAACTATTCCCGGGAGCTAATGCCAAGTGTGGCCGCCCCCAGTTGTTCTCAATTCGAAGCGCCCCAGATTCTTTCTTTGCATCAGAAAAGCCCTTGACAATTCCATCATTCGTAACATAATCAAATAGTATTTCAGACCTCTTATATTGCTCCGTGTCCGCTTCTTGCCTATTCCCAACCTCAAGAGCACCACCAGCATTAACAACGCCTATATAGCCATTTTCAGCGTTGTGCTTAACAGTAATAATAGGTTCAGCTTCTTCGTTGCCATTATTGACTAAATCAAATACAATCTTGTCTGCTTCTACTTTTGGATTATCAAATCGCTTGTAAGCAGTAGAATGAGCAACTCCATCAGGAATAAGAATTTTTAGTTCTAAGCGTTGAAACCATCTTGTTATATTATCTGGCGTAATTTCATCTACAGGCATTCCCATATAATATTTATCTGGTTCATCTCCGTAAGTAATCTTGACTGGCTCTAAGACATTCAAAACACCTGCCAATTCATGCTTGAGGTGCTCCATTTCCATTGCTGTCATGGTTTTCATGTCAAATTTAATTGTGTGTTCTTTTGCGCCGCGTTTTACTTTTTGAATATTCACCCCCAATTTAGGAGCATCATCAGTTGTGATGCTCCGTTTATTACCGACCGGGCGTACAATATTTGTGATCCTAAAATAACGCGACATATCAACGCCGTTAAATGTCATTTCTTTTGTCATACAGGTATCCCTTTCATTCTGTTGTCTCGTCTTATTTGTTCTGCTTGATATCTCGCATACTTATCACCAGTTTTGGCAACGAGTGTACCGTCATCTAATATCATATTTGTTGGTCGCTCTGCCGCTTTTTCAGCCACATCAAGAGCTTTTTCGATTAGGCTATTAGATTTCTCTTTGGCAACCTCCACAGTTGCTTTTACAGCATTTTCGAAGTCAGATTTAACTTGTACAACCTTAGACAGCTTAGATTTACCAACGCCAATTACATCCTCTGCTTTAAAGTTAAATGCTTGTATCTGGTCATACATGCTACCCATCGCATCATCTACTTTGTAAGCATCAGACATAATACCGACAGCTATCCCTTGCGATATATAGCGTCCGACATTATCCCTAAATAGACGAGATGGTGAGTGGATTTTGGCTTTCGCTTGCGCTGCTCTCTCAGCTTGTGCCACAAGAGCATTAGCTGCTGCCGTAA